CCGGTCGAGCTGGGCGAGCGCGGCCGACAGGTCCATGCGCACGGCGACGTCGGCGCCGCCGGCCGCCGCCTCGATCGCGGCGCGGATCTCAGCCAGCTCGGCCAGGGCGTCCTCGGCGGACACGTCCACGCCGACCTGCGCCCGCGACAGCCGCTCCAGCCGCCCCCGCAGCTCCGCCAGCGCACGGTCCGCCTCGGTGGAGTCGGCGTCGAGGCGGACGCGCGGCAGCTGCTCAGCCGCGCGCCGCACCGACCGCTCAAAAGACTGGGCGAACGCGCCGCCGGCCTGTTCGCCCTCGCGGCGCTGGCGGCGCCGCTGTTGCTCCTGCTGACGCTCGAACGGCTCGAACGGCTGCTGCCGGTCGGTGCCGTCACCGAACCCGCGGCCGAAGTCCTCGCCGGCCTGCCGGCCGATGCGCTCCAGGACAGGCCCGACGATCGCCCGCAGCTGCCGCTCGATCTCCCGGTGGAACCCGCGCAGGTCGGGGCGGATGGGGATGTAGGCGGAGCCTGCCTGGTCGGCCATGCCTCACCCCCCTCACCGGGCGTATTCGGTTGTCAGCGGCGCAGCAGCCGCGCCGCGAGCTGCTTGTGCTTGGCCCACCGGCGGCGCTCCCGGACCCGGTCGACCGCCAGTTTCGGACGGCGGTACGGCTGGATCTTGGGAGGTTTCTTGCCGGTGGAGGCGATCACCGCGGCGATGAGCGTGCCGACCCGGTCGTACAGGTCGGCGATCGCCCGGGTCGTCGGGTCGAACTCGGTCAGGCTGGGCGGCTTCGGTGGCGCGTCCAGGTCCATCTGCTCGGCGACCTCATCGTCATCGGCCACCGCGGCGACGAACCTGCTGTGCGGCGGCAGGGACTGGATGAGGTTGAGGATGAACCGCCACCGGCGTTGCCGCACCAGCTCGGCCAGGTCCCATCCGCCGGTCGTGGTGGCGGTGCCGAGCGCAAGGTCGGCTTCGATGGCCTCGCCGTACCGTTCTAGAAGGCGGGCGAGGCGGCGCCGTTTCCCTCCGCTTCGGCGTCCACCGCGTAGTACCGCTGGATGTCCCGCACCAGAGCGACGAGCTTCCACGCCTCCAGGGGGATGCTGCGGAACTGCTGCCACTGGTCGTCGTCCAGCATGCTGCGCAGCATCTCCACGGCGTTGTTGGTGTCGAGCCGGACCTGGTCCTGCCAGGGCTGCTCGAACGGGTCACTGAAGGTGAACACCTGCCCGTTCAGGACGGTGCGGTACGGCTCGGCGGGCGCGCCCTCCCGGGCCAGCTTGTCCAGGTTCAGGCCGGTGATGCGCGGCTTGTCGCTCTGACGGGGGCGGGCGGTGTTGCGCGGAGGCATGGGTGGGCTCCTCGAACTGTCGAAGGGTCAGGAGGTCTTGCGGCGGTTGGTCTTGGCGCCGGCGTCCTCGGCGGCGGCCGGCTGGGACGCGACCGGCCGGGGCGGCGGCAGGAACCCGCCGCGTTCGACCGGCTGCTCATCGGCGCGCCGGTAGCCCTCGTAGCGCAGCCGGATCACGTCGGGCTCGTTGAACGCCTGCCGGTGCGCGTCGCCTCGGACCATGTCGATCGGGTACGTGTCGGACACGCTGGTGCTCCTCACCTGGCGTGGACAGGGCGGGCGGGTGGCGACGATGCCGCACCGGCCGGCCACCCACCCAGGAACCGGCCGGCGCGACGACTCGGGACTACGGTTCCAGCGCCTGCAGCATCAGCTGGTCGGAGTCGACGTCGATCGCCAGCTGCTGGGTGTACCACTCCACCGGGAACCCGCCGAACACCAGCGTCGAGTCGGCGGGGACCGACACGGTGCGGTCCTCCACCGGCTGCCCGTCGACCGTGCCGGGGATCACGAACGTGACCGTGTGCGCGCTGGTGTCGGCGTTGCGCACGACGATGACGGTGCGGCCGGTGTTGGCGACGACGTTGCCGTTGGTGGTGTCCCCGGCGACCTCGGCGACCTGCGCCGCTCCGGCCCGGGTCGGACGCGTCGGCGTGAGTGCGGTCCTCGCCATCGTTCAGAACCCCATCTGCGACAGAATCGCGTACCAGCCGGGCCCGCCGAACAGCCACCGCTCGGAGTACCCGGCGGTGCGGTCGTAGCGGCCGGTCATGGTGACGCCCCACAGCAGCGCCTCGTCCTCTTCGGACTGGAACGCCTGATCGGACCGCTCCGAAACCTCGGCCTTGGGGAAGAATCGGGCGATGTAGATCTCACCGGCCTCGTTCTCGTCGACGCCGATGGCCAGCAGCCGGTAACGCTTGGGCTTGGGCCGCTCCGGCTTGGCGATGCTCACCTCACCGGTGGTCGGGTCCGGCACGATCCCCGTAGTGTCCGCACCGGTGTGCAGGCCGATCGTCGCCAGCTTCGTCTCCTGGCAGGCGATCTCCACGCTGGTGACGTCGGAGGTGATGTCGGTCCGCGTCGGCGTGGTGCGGCCGGCCGAGGTGATCTCCGACCGTTCGATCTCGCTGGAGAACTGCGCGCCATCGGAATTGAGCAACCCGAGGTCCTCGTACCCGGCGGGCAGCGGCGCCAGCAGCTTGTCCGAGTCGGTCAGGTTCGTGATCACCGGCGCCGTGTACGGCGCGACGAACACGCTCATGTCGACGGTCTTGCGGATCAGGTCCTCTTGCTTCTGCGACAGCGCGAGGAAGTTGCTTCCCATGGTCCCCTCTCACGTGACGGGGCTGAATGAACGACAGACCCCGCGGACGGGGCAAACAGGGTGGGTTGTTGAACTCTCAGGTCCAGCGGCGTGACGACAGCCGGTAGATCGCCTCGACCATCCGCACATCCGGGTTGGGGTGCGGCACCAGGTGCGGCGCCACCTCGGTCTCGCCGCGGTCGATCAGGCCCACACTGGTGCGGACCCGTCGGCGCAGCAGCCGCTGCCGGCCCTGCTCGGCCAGCTCCTCGGCCTCCGGCACGGTGGCGGCGTAGGTCTCCACCACCAGGCGGGCGGTGTCGGTGACGCCGTCGTCGGCGCCGCCGATCCGCAGCACCCGCCACACCGGCAGCACCTCGGACAGGTTCTCCGGGGTCGCGGTGCCGATCGGCACGGTGGACAGGTCCGCCAGCACCTCGGCGGCCATGCGTTCCACCGGCGACCACGGTGCGAGCGTCTCGCTCATCGGCCGCGCTCGATCTGGTCGACGGTGCGGCCGAGCACCCGGTGCCGGTATTCGACATCGCGCGCGTACGCGGCGTCGTTGACCAGCCGGGCCTCGGCGCGGTTGCGGCGCGGCCCGCCGCGCCGCACGACCTCCACGCGGAACGCGCCCGCGTACTCGCCGGACTCGCGCGGCGAGAACGACTGGGCGACCGGCAGCGCCGCCTCGGCGCGCCGCCGCATGACCTCCGCCATCTCCGGCGACGTCATCACCTTGCGGGTGCCGGCGAAACTGGGCACGTAGCGGATACGTGGACGCGCCACGGTCACCCCCTCACACGGCGCAGGATCACCTGCAGATGGTGCGGCGGCCCGCCGGGCGGGCCCCACACGGCCGGGTCACCGTCGACCTCGAACAGGCCGCCGTTCCAGCGGACGCGGTCACCGGCGCGGATGTCGGCGTCCGGCGGGCCGATCGCCCACCACTCGCCGGTCACCGTCAACCCGCGCGTGTCATCCTCACGGGACGAGGGTGCGGTGCCGGAGCCGCGGGGCTGCACGTACCAGCCCGAGCTGTCGACCTCGACCGGGGCCCCGGTCGGGTCGCCGTTGGCGTCCCGGCCCTGCCGGATCACGGTGAGGGTGTCGACGCCGAACATCACCAGCACCCGGCCACGTCCAGCGGGCCCGGCGGGTACGCCTCGTCCCGCAGACCGATGGTGTACGCGCCGGACGCGCCGTCCCCCTCGTACCCGGCCAGGATCAGATCGCGTTCGGCGTCGGTGAGGTACAGGCCGCCGTCCTGGTCGAGGGTCTCGGAGTACCCGCCCATCGTGCGGGACCGCAGCCCGCCCGGGTTGGCCATGCCGCGCCGCACCATCGCCACCACGACGGCCCGGGCGGCGTCCGCGTCAGGCTCGTATCCGGCGGGCAGGATGGAACGGACGATGGCCGAGGCGTCGCCCAGCAGCGCGTCCACCTGGTCCCGGACCGGACCCGTGAGGGTCTGGCCGGCGCGGACCTCGTAGTCGGCCACGGTGGCGTACGGCTCGGCCATCGGTCAGCCCTCCGTGCCGCCGCGCCGCGCCGCCCGCTTGGCCGCAGGCTGCGGCCGTTTCTGCCCGGCGCCGGGCGGCTCGTCCCACACGTCCGGGTTGGTGATCCTCGCAGTGGCCCAGTCGGGCACATCATCACCGGGACCGAACACGTGCATGCGGCCGTCCGGGCCCCCCCGGTCAGGCGACGTCCGCGCAGAACGTCAGGTCCGGGTTGGCCAGCACCGGCAGCGCGATACCGGCGGCCTTGGTCCACACCGCCACCGGGTCCTTGGTGGAGTAGGCGCCGGCGACGATGCCGGGCTCATCCCCCTCGATGCCGAACTCCGGCTCGAGCGACTCGGCCGTGGTGCCCCACAGGGTCGCGCCCAGCTGGTCGCCGTCCAGGCTGCCCGGGGCGGGCAGGAACAGCAGCCGGTCGTCGGGGATCACCCGGGTCGCGGACCCGTTCACCGACACCTGCGCGTCGTACACCTCGATGGGCGGCAGGCCGAACGCGTTCAGCACCTGGTTCACCGAGGTCTGGGTGACGATGTCGGGCTGGTTGGCGCCCGGGAACACCAGGTTCCGCATCTCGGCGTTGCGCATCATCAGCGCCACCACCCGCCGGGAGGTGAGGATCACGCCCGGCTCGGACCCGTTGGACGCCACATAGGTGTCCCGCCACGACAGCAGGTCCGTCAGCGGGGTGGCGTTCGTCTCGGTCCACAGCACCGACGGCGCCACGGTGTGGCTCGCCTTGCGACCGAAGTCGACGGTGGCGATGACACCGTTCTCGTTCAGCGAGATCTTGCCGGAGTACAGGGCCTCGCCGCGGGCCAGCTCGACCCGGGCGGCGACCGCGCGGACCATGCGGGTCGAGTCGTCCAGGATCGCGTCCCGGATCGCCTGGTCGGCACGGCGCTGCCGCAGCCGGTCGTACTCACCGAGGCGGATCTTGCGGGAGATCGGCGGCAGCTCCCCGGTCACCCGGGTCACGCCCGGCCGCGACCCGATCGGGGACTCGGCGTCGTAGGCGCGGAACGTCGCCGCCTCGGCCAGGCCCTCACCGCCGCGGGTGAACCGGTACATCAGGTCGTCGATGGCCTGCGACGGCAGGAACCTGGACAGGGTGAACCGGTTGGTCTCCAGGTCGGCCAGCGCGGCCCGCACGTACCCCGTCAGCTCGGCCGGGGTGATGTAGTCGGTGCTCAAAAGCATGTTCCCTCACACCCCTCTGTCAGACGAAGACGATCCGGCCGGCGACGTCGCTCTTGCCGTTGGCGTCGACCGCCACGGGCAGCTTGGACTCCACGACCACGCCGTGGACCAGCAGCGCGCCCTGCACATCGATGCTGGTGTCGGCGGTGTTGACCCGCACGGCTCCCAGCAGGAACCCGACCAGGGTCTCGGTGCCGTCGCTGGCCGTGCCGTTGTAGGGGCCGTACTTGCCGCTGGCGGTGATCTTCCCCAGCGGCAGGCCCGACAGCAGGAACCCGTTCGGGTAGTGGGTGCCGGCGGTGAACGCGCTGACATCCAGCGTGATCGACCGGGCCGTGTCGGTGCCGTGCTCGGAGCCCAGCCAGGACTGGTCATCCTGGCCGAAGCTCTCAGTCCTGATGCTGAGATCCATGGTGCCTTCCTGGTTCAGGTCTTCTTGTTGCGCTGCGCGTACAGCTCGGCGCCGGACGCCACCGTCGGAGCGGTCTTCGCACTGCCGGTACCGCGCGGCCCCTGGTCGAACGACGGCGGCCGCTGCTCGGTCACGATGGGAGCGGCGGCGAAGAACTCCTTGGCGTCCGCCTCCAGCTCTTCCAGAGTGCTGCCGACCAACCTCTTGGCGGCGTTGAGCACTCTGGCGCCCAGCTCGTCGGGCAGGCCGTGCTTGAGCGCCGCCTGCAGCCGCAACAGCTGCGGCTCGAACTGCGCGCGAACCTGCTCCTCGGCTTCCTTGCGGGCGTTCTTGAGCGCCTTCTCGGTCTCGCTGGCCTGCTCCTCACGAAGCTTGTCCAGCTCGTCCGCCTTGGCCTTGAGCTGCTCGTAATCGCTGTACTTGCTCCGCTCGCGCGCCAGCCGCTCGGACACGATGCGGTCCACGTCGGCCTGCGTGAACGTCCGACCGCCGCCACCGTCCCCGGCGCCGGCGTCACCGCCCGAGCCGCCACCGTCCCCGCCGCCAGCACCATCACCGCCGCCGTCACCGCTGCCGCCCAGAACGGGCCACACGACACGCCCCGAGGGCAGCACGGCCAGCGCGGCCAGTCCGGTACGGGGATGGATGGGAAGCTGCTCGTCCATGTTGATCTCCGTAAGCCCGTCGGCATCCGGCCGTTGAGCGCCGGCCGTAGCGCGTACCCGCGGATGGTGCGGGTGGTCTACGAGTCGGACCCGGCCAGGTCGCCGGGCCCGGTGAAACGGTCTCCCCGCCGCGCGAGGACAGGGCCGATCTCGCCGTGCACGTGCTCGACGAGAACGTCCCGATAGTCGATCGGGCCGCGGGCGGCCGCGGCCGACACGCCGAACGTTTGCTGGATGGCGTCGTGCACGTCGTCGAGACGGTCGGCGTTGATGACCTGGCCCGGGTCCTGGTCCCCGATGATCGGCGCGACCGCGCAGTCGCACCCTGGATGGATCGGCATCAGCCGATCCTTGCGGTACCGCTGCGTGGACGCCACCACGCACAGCCCGCAGGACCGGTCACCGACCAGCACCCGCTTGTACCCCACCACCCGGCCCGTCCCGGACAGCACCTGCCGGGCGGTGTGGGTCTTGGCGAGTTGCAGGTCGGTGGAGGCCAGGTGCGTCAGGCGCCGCGCCGCATCATCCATCGCGTCCGGGAAGGAGCGGCCCTCGCCCAGCGAGGCGTACAGGGTGCGGAACGGCCGCGCGTACACCACGTCCGGGTCCACGCCACGCAGACCCGCCACAGTCGGGGCCGGCACACCGGCCGGCCGCACCGGGCGGCCGAGCATGTCACCCAGCAGCGCCGCCAAGTACGCCTCGGTCAGCGCCGCCATCTGCCGCTGCGCACCCAGCACCCGCGGCACCGCAGCCGCCACAAACCGCGGCTGGTCGGCGTCACGCCACGACCCCATGCCGCGAAACAACGCCACGAGCACCTGCAGCAGCGCGGCCCGCATGCGGCCCGTCTGCTGGGCGTACGCGGTGATGATGGCGCGCTGCTCACGCGCCGCCACCGGCACCACCAGTCTCGCCATCACCCGCCGCCGTGGTCGGCTGCGCGGGTGCCGCCAGTTGCAGCGCGGTCGCCGCGGCGAGCTGGTCGGCGGCGTTCTCCGCCACGATCCGCTGCACCATCTGCGGCGACTCTCCGGACTTCTCGGCGATGACCGACAGCGGGTACCCGATGGCCTTGTACTTGGTGGCCATGTCCGCCACCACCGCCGGGTTGAACTGCCGCGGATCCCGCCACCGCACCTCCGCGGCCGACAGGTCACGGTCGACACCGGCGACCAGCGCGGCGCACTGGTTCACGTCCTCCCAGGACTCCCCGAAGGTCAGCGAGTGCTCCTCCACCTTCGCCACGTGCAGCAGGTCCAGCGCCAGCACAGTGTCGGCACCGATGTTGACCAGGTCACCGGCGTAGTAGTACGCCGGTGTCCGCGACGTGACCAACAGGTCACGGATATCCAATTCGTGCGCTTTGAGGTAGTCCAGCAGCTGCGTCTGGGAGAACTCCCCGAACTGGGTGTTCTCCCCCTCCGACGCCCACACCGACGCGGGATCGGGCACGAACGGCTGCTCGATGGTCTCCAGGCCCGTCTCCGGATCGACGCGCCGCTTGAACTTGTGGCCCTTGATCCACTTCTGCCGGAACGCCGAATACCTTTCGGCGGTCATCCGGTTCAGCACACCCAGGTTGATGCGGTCCTGGATGTCGATGACGCAGCCGAACTCCGGCTCCGGCTCCTCATCCAGGCCCGGCCTGCACGGGAACGGCACCACCGGGACGCCGAACTGGTGCGTACTGTCGTCGGTGCGCGTCCAGGCGCCCGGACCCCACGGCAGCGGCCCCGGCCCCCGCCGCTCCGTCTCGTACTTGATCAACCTGCCCGGCAGCCACACGTTCGCGCGCGCGCGGCCCGCCACGTCGTCGTACCAGGCTTTGAGCGCCGCGCGGCGTTCCCGGGTCGCCGGGTCATGCTCGACGATCACCTCGGAGGGGTGCTCCACGGTGATCAGCGGCCGGCGAGCGTCGGCCGGGTGCGGGCCGACGATCACGTACGCCTCCGACAGCGCAAGCGCCGTCCTGTACACCAGGATCTGCCGGGCGTCCAACCGGTTCTGCTGCCACCAGGTGTTGGCGTCCGCGTCCGGGCGGCCCTGCGAGTCGGTGATGCCAGTCACGCGGAGACGGTCGACGGACGCGTCGACCACCAGCTGCATGAAGTTCGTCCGCGCCTTCTTCTGGAAATCCCTATAGGCCTCGGTCGCCTTCTTCGGGCCCTGCGGCAGCGGATGGTGGCCGCGATAGTAGTCGCGCCACACTCGCAGCTTCCCCTGCCGGGCCCGCAGCCGGCGCCCCAGGCGCAGCAGCCACCAGTCCGGAGAGTCCGGCGTGTCGTGCTCAGTCAGCACGCCCCCACCACCTCCCCGGTCAGAACGTCCACCCGCCCATCTCCTCGACCGCGGTCACGCCCTTGGCCAGCGCGTCCGTGCGCGCCTCCCACGCCAGGATCGCCGCGACCGCCGCGTCGATCTTCCTCGAGCTGTCGGGGTGTTCCTTGGCGATCTGGATCCCCGACCGGCCCACGCGGCGCCGCGCATTCAACACGTGCCGGGTCAGCGCGTAACTGCCGTCGTGGGTCATCTCCCGGTCCACCACGGCGTTGTGCAAACGCTCGGTGGCCCGCACGATCTGCAGAGACCGGCCACCGGTGATCCACCACGACATCGGATGGTCACGGCTCGCCTTCACCTTCAACCGGTCCCCATATCGGGCTTCCCAACCGGCTACGTGCGACTCCCACTTGGCCGGGTCCGCGTACATCCCGACCACGGTCCACCGGTCGAACGCGGCATCCACCGCGGCGAGCACCTCGGCGACCGGGACCTCCCAGTCCTGCCCGGCCGGACCGTCCGGCTGCTCCCACACCCCGATCTCGAACAGGTGACCATCGGAGACGCGGCAGCCGATCAACGCGGTCGCGTCCGTCACCCCGCGGGCCCGCCGACGGGACCCGTCGAACCCGAGCACGATCGTGTCGCCGTCCGCCACCACCTTCGACGGGTCCGCGCACGCCGCCCACTCCGGCTGGCTGAGCCACGCATCGCTCGCGTGGGTGATCTGGTTCAGAAAATCACTGCGGGACACCTGCGGGTCGGACGTGGGGTCCCAGATCGTCGCGACCAGATGATCCAGGTCCACATGCCCGGGCGGACACGGCGGATCGTGGATCACGCACCCGTCCGGATGCCCCGACGAATCCCCGTACGCCACCCGCAAACCCATCACCAGAGACTCGCGGTCGGCCATGTCCGTCTCCGGCGGCGCCTCCCGATGGTCGTAATACAGGCCGTCGTCGCGGGCCCGACCCTCCCGGATCGCCTTCCAGTACGCCGCGGACTGCTCGGCCACCGACCCCTCACCGGGGATGTAGGCGTTCGGGGACTCGATGAAGGCGCCCCCGGTCTTGGCGGTGTTGTTCTTGACCTTCTCGAACAGATTCAGACCGCCGTTGGACGCCACCCACTCCTCAGTCTGGTCCAGCACCGCGAACACCCAGCGGCGGCCCTTGACCGTACGCGCCGAACTGGTGATCGGCTCGATCTTCCCGCGGCCCGGCAGGTTCACGAACGTGTCCAGCGGCTCCAAGCCCGGGTACTCGTCGACCAGCGGACCGTCGCACATCTGCAGCAGCGGCGCCCACGTATTGGCCGTCTGCTTCTCACTCACCGCCAGCACGCCCACATCAGGCGTCCGCACGGTAGACCACGGCTTGCCGACCGGCTGCCCGTCAGCGTCCCACCCGTCCGGCACCACCGGACCGAGCGCCTCGGCCAACGCCAGCGCCGCCAAGAACGGCGACTTGCCCCACCCACGCGGACGGGAGATCACACCCCGGCGCCGGCGCCGCTTCCCGGTCCGCGGGTCGATCTCATAGAAGCGGAGGACGAAATCCTCCTGCTCCGGGTACAGCACGAACGGCTCGTACTCGCCACGGTCCGGAGCCGCCAGGAACTCGGTGATCCAGTCGATGACCGCGTATCCCAGCGTCGGCACCTCGCCCGGAAAGCTCGGCCTCCACGGCATCGCCTACCCCGTGCGGTTCTCCGGCAGCGCCCTCAAACCACCCCTGCGCTCACGCGCCGACGGACGCCCCCCACCGGACCGCTGCTTCTCCTCCGCCTCATCCGCCGCCACGATCTGCACACGCAGCCGCGCAAGGTCGTCGGGGTCAATGCCGTACTTCGCCAACCGCAGCCGCGCCTCCGATGCGAGCTTGGCGTCACCGGCCACCACCGCATCGTCGATCATCACCGCCCGCGCCAGACTCGACCACTGCGCGGCCTGCAACCTCGACGTCGTCGGAAACTCCCCGAGCTGCCGCCACAACAGCAGCGTCGGCTCCCGCCACGGCGCACCAGTCAGCGGATTCACATCACCCAGCAGCGACGCCAACTCCGGCTGGGGATCCGGGTCCGCCTGCACCACGCGCAGCGGAATAGGATCCTTGTTCCTCCTGGCACGCTTGTTCGGATCCTTGGGCGCCGGTCCTCGTCCCGCCATCACTTAACCGCCGCTCGTGGAACTGGCAACAGGACTACCTCGCGGTTCTGCTTACTGCAGTTGCACGCGAAGTGTGCGGCCTGGACGTTGTCCAGGGTGTGAGTGCCGCCACGATCGAGCGGCACCACGTGATCGAGCGATGGCGCAAGCGGATCCCGACCTGTGCGATTCCAATCGATCGGGGCGAGACAGAGCTGGCAAATCCAGCCATCCCGATCAAAGACCTGCTCGCGGGTGAAACGCTCACCGCCGACGCGTGCGCCCCGCTCGCGTGCCCGCCGCTCCGCGTTGCGCCGGTTGTACGCCTCGCGGTTGCGGATCAGGTCCGCCTTTGCCCGGCACTTCGGCGAACAGAACCGCTGCGTTCCCTTCGTCGGCGCAAACGTTGCCGAGCAGTGCTCGCACGACCGCACCGTTCCGATAGCCGCGCCTTCACGGTCACGGTCTCGGCACAGTGAAGAGCAGTGCCTGCTCCTGCGGTCCCGATGATCGATCGGCACGCCACAGCGTGCACAGGTTCGTCCGGCCATGGCTGGCCTCCTTGCATCCGTAAGCCCGTCGGCATACCGGCCTCACGCGCGGCCGTAGCGCTGAGTAATCAAAAAGGTCTCAGACCCGTACGGAGGGTGAGCCGCAGCATCCTCGCGGTCTGGAAC